GACGACCAACCTTAGTTCCATAAGTTCCCTTGCCACTAGGCATAACCCGCTCCTCCTTGAAATGAATCCTTAATACAGATGCTAATACGCCTGCCCTCACGTCTTAGGCATTAACTTGCGAGTCATTAAAGACTTGGCTAAACCACCGCGCCTAGAATCAATTGCCGCAGCTGCACGACCGCCGCCCACCTTCCTTCGGGGCTTTTTACCCTTGCCTATATTTGCGTCACGATTAGCACCACGGCCAGCATCCAAGCGCTCGCCAGTATTTGGGTCTGTTTTGGATCTCAGGGCCCTTCCCTTACGTGCAGCATCTAAATTCTTCTTTTGCTTCTCTTCTTGCTTAATCTCAATCTTGCGCTCTTCAAGCTCAGCCTTGTCACGCCGTAACTCCTTAGCGTATTCGCCCCTAGTCATGCGCTCGGACCGATTCTCATCATGCTGGAAAACACTTATCTCGCCCTTTGCATTCCCCTTTAACTTACTAATCCGACGAGCAAGCCAACGCAAATACGTGTTAGCTTTCTTTATCGTCTTCACATCAGCCCAAGCCTCAATTTCAGCCATATCAATCTCCTCTTTCCCTAAAACCCCTAAACTAAAATAATGTTTATGAAAAGGTACTTTGGTGAATAACCATGTGTGTGGGGGACTACTAGCTACTTACTACTCACTGGTTTTTGGGTACCCCCTACCTAGCCAAGGTCAATGCTAACTCTAATGTCCCCAGCTACTTGCACTTGGCTACGATCTATAGGCTTGAAGCCAGCTCTGTCTAATATATCCTTGCTAGCCTCTAGCTGTACGTACTCAGATCTAGCCCCTGTAGCCAAGTTAATGACTCGTGCTGCTGCTACAGTAGCATTCATTCCTAACTGTTCGTTGATTCTTTGCATCATGTAAGACTGCACATGCGGGAGCCTTACAGTTTTGCTTGCTGTGACTCTTCCTGATTCGCCTTCGGAGTATCCTGCTTGTGTTGCAGCTTCGCGCAATGTGCATCCTGTCGCTACAAGCGTATCCACAAGGCTGCTCTGTTTCTTGGTTAATTTACGTTGTTCTATCATTTAAACTCCTGTTAAGAACCCCCCTCACCCTCTCCCCCCATTCCTTAGAGGTTCTGAGAGGTGCGAGTCAATCCCTACTAAACTATGTTGCACAAACCTATACCAATGCACAGGCTTTCATGGCTTGACAGGTTTCGGCTTTATTCTACCTAAAGTAGAACCTCCCAAAAAGCGAGCCATTGCTAACTCCCGTGGAGGCAGCTCACACCCGACAACTCTGCTAAACATTCCTCACTAGACAGTCAGTCTTGTCACTCGTTGGCGTTGCAAATACACATCTACCACCTGTCCGCAGAAAGAAGCGGCCCGCTTTCTGGACCGCCGCAACACCATCACTCACTGTCTTACATTTCATCACACAGGTCTGGCCCAATCAGCCTTGAACACCCACAACATCTTTTGCACTTCATATTGCATCCAATTTGCCTTGGCCCCATTGAAGTCTTGCAGTAGGGCAAGCGTCAATGACCTCACAAAGCTGCGTGCAAAAAGAGCAGGTATTCATCACCGTCACCAGCAATTGATTCAATGTTGCAAGCATCACACATCTTGCCTCTGTCTACTGGTCTTGATTGCACACATCCCACATCCCACAACAAACGCGATCCGCTGTTAGCTTGTTCTATTGCACTTGGTGTCCAAGTCGTTCTCTTATCCATTGGTAAGTTCCCCCATAATTTGCGTTGCAACGAGAAACATCCCCGCTGGGCTTTGGGCCTATCTGGTCGTCAAAAAGTTCGCAATGATAAACACGGCTTTCATACACCTCTTCTGTTGCGGTGCTATTAACCACGCATTCTTATTGAATTTGCTATTCGCTGCGCGGCAAATTTAGTGTTGAAGTGGGCACCGCTAAGTATGAACCTTCCGTGTTTACAGGGGGCTGAAGAAGCCCTCATTGCGTACTTCAAGCCATGACTAAGAGATAGGGTCATGGTTTGTCGTCCTGATATGCCGTCACCTGCACGGGGATGTTCCTCGTGCCACACAAATGGAGAACTTAACAATGGCTCAGAGAACTGACACCAAAGCAATAGAACAAGCTAACAACGAATCACTTATAAATTCCACATCTGACAATCTAAGCCCAGTAGACAGAGACCAGATTTTACTTGATTCTTGCTATAACATTGCATTAATTGCTGGCGGCGGAGATGAATTTACTTTGAGCTCAGTTTGCAGGCAGCTTTGCAAGATCACTGACTATATGTTGCCCTACAAAGAGCAAGACTTAAACGAGGCGCAAATCAAATTGGATGCAGCAGAAGATGCTAAAGCAAAAGATGTTGCAGGCGCTCAAGGCAGAATAGAGTGGGCTAAAGACCTGCGCGATGAAAAGAAAGAGATTCGTGACGATGTTGCAGCTTTCCATAAAGCGGCCCGCGAAAACTTCTTTTATCAGACCGGCCAGAAATATGCACCCACCCCACCAAAGAGCGCCAAGATCAGACGTCCATCCCGCGAAGAGCGCCTAGCCAAAGTGCGAGCATAAGCCACCACCAAGGGAGTCAGCAATGGCTCCCTTTTTTTATGTCGGAACTAATGAATCTGGCTGTTAACCGAGCTACACTCGGGCCAGATAAGGAGATAAACTACAATGAACGAATGGACAGAGGCACTAATCAGTGGAGTCACACTCGTCGTGTTAATAGTGGGCATTGTGGCGCTGCTGTACGGCGTTCAATAGCTGGCTGAAACGAATCAATTAACAAATGGAGATGCTAATGTAGAAAGTCGTGCGACCCACAAACAGAAGCGATTAACGCCTGTCGGTTAGTCACTATGGGTATCAAGAACAGAGCAGGTGCATGATGGAAAATGAGTTAAGCACTCAGCCGCCCATCATGTAGTACCAATGGGGACGGAGCCAGTTTAAAAAGGCGCGGTGATTTTTTTAAAACAAATGGAGAATGAAATGTTAGACCTAATGAATGCAAACGACTGGGATTTCCCAGTTGAAATGGAGCCATGCTTAGACATGCGTGGCAATGAGATACCCAAGCTGCGCAATCTAATACGCAGTGACACTGGCGAATCTCTCGGCACTCACAAATCTAAATACAAAATGATTACGCACAGCGATGTAGTTAATTCAATCATGGATTCAATTCAAGAATCTAAGATCAGCACTGACTACGAGGTCAAGTCTCACACGGCAGACAACGGTGCTAAGATGCGGCTTGAGGTTATATTCAATGACATTAAACTAAAAGACCCCGAGGTTAATAGTTACATTCAGTATCGTGTTCAAGCCTATAACTCCTATGATGGGAGCTGGGCATTCCAGCAATCAGCCGAAGGCATTAGGCTTTGGTGTCTCAATGGATGCACTACACCAGACACAGTAGCTAAGACTTGGGCCAAGCACACCACCAACGTAAGTGTAGATAGTTCAGCGCAAAAGATAACAGACGGTATGGAAATGTTTCTTAATAACAAGGGAGTATGGGAAGCATACAGAAGTACACCTGTAACTAATGAACAAGTAGAACATCTATTTAAAAAGACTGTATGTAATGTACAGCACCGTGCTTCACATGATAAGTTTAATGACAGGCAGTTGCAGAACCTTATAGGCATATGGGATAACGAGCGCTCACAATTAGGGAATAATAAATGGGCATTATACAATTGTCTTACTAGCTGGGCCACACATACAGAAGACGCTAAGTCACCGGAGAATGCCAAGCGTATACGTGAGGCTCAAGTAATTAAAACCATGAAGAATAAAGCGTGGTTAGAATTAGCATAAGGAGAACATGCTATGATTAATATAAATATGCACGATGTTGTATCAATAAAACTTGAAGAGATACACTTGCATCAAGGGTTTGCATCACGGGTGTTAGTTCTTAAAGCACAAAGTAAGTATGATGATACCCCAACAACTCACAGAATTGCTTTATATAGTGAGCTTTCCAATCAGTTAGTACCTACTGTTGATAATAAGATTATTAGAATGCCTTCAGCAGTGGAGGCAGACAATGATCTTAAGCAAGCAGCATCTTGAATACATAGCTGATAACGTAGCGCCAATGTTAAGTTGGCCTACGCACATTACTATCTTAGCAGATGACTTGGAGAAAACTAATCCAAGATTCAATCGCAAGAAGTTTATTAATCGTGCAACTGAGGCTTGGGAAAATGCCAACCCACCAGAGGAGATATATGATGAAATTGATTTTTGATTTCCCAGAATCTTTAAAGAAAGCTGCCAAGTACGACAGCTATAAGAAATATGTAAGCCATTGCAGCACATGCTATGGCCTTGGGTACGTTGAGAAAGAAGTGCCAGTAATTGATTTCATTAATGGTGGGTACATAGATGTACGCAATGAGCCATGCCAAGAATGTGGAGGTGATGGGTGAACCTTGAGTTCTGGCCTGAGATAGCAGCGCGTCATAGGCGTGAGCGAATTGAGCTACTGAGTTCAGTGCTCAATCATTACAACTTACATGAGGCCGCTGTTATTCTTGGGACTAAGCATGAGACACTAAGAACTTACGCAATCAATCACAACATTAAGTATGAAAGGAAAGGATGGCCTAGTAAACATGGTTGACTGACACTGCATAGGCGCAGTAATAAGAGCGTATGCAAAGTTATTATCAATCGCTTATAGCGAAGTCAGAAGAAGCAGACGTTCCTCTGCTAAAGGCATTCATCAAAGCAGGAGTACCTACCTCTACCTATTATAGAACAGTTGGTGGCTCTGAACTAAAGCATGTGACAGCTAAGAAAGTATGGATCATGCTGGAGTTACTAATCAACGGACGAACTTACAAACGATCAGACAAAAAGAAACTAACTCCAAGAAAATGAGGGTGTATGACCACATAATACAGCAGCTTGTGGTCAGACGTAATGAGTTAGGTATATCCCAACGCACACTGGACTATGAGATAGGATGCGCTGATGGGCTGGTCGGTAAGTGGGAGAAGCAGAAGCGTAGACCCAGCACGTTTATGTTATCCTGTTGGGTTGAGGCTTTGAACTGTGAGATCATCATCAAGGCAAAGCAATAAGCTAGGTCACACTGCTTACTGTGATAATTGTGAACAAGAATGCAGGTACTATGTTGCTGTGCTATCGGGGAAGTATCCCAAGACGCATTGGTTTCTATGCATGGCCTGCTATCGGGAGGATAAGTGGCAAACAAAAATAAAAACAAAGGAACGTACCATGAGAAATGGTTCGTGGATTGGCTCAAGTCAATCGGAGTTGCCTGCAAAAGAGTTCCCCTTAGTGGAGCACTCGGAGGGGAATGGAGTGGAGACATCCATCTCACACTGGACGGACAACGATGGTTGGTAGGCGAGGTTAAGTACAGAGATAAGTCTAACTTCCCTAGCCCTTTCACTGTCTTGGAAGGCAGAGACATAGCCTTCTACAAAAGAAAAACAGGCAAGCCACAAACACTTGTCATCATGTCAGGTGAAGAGTTTGCAAAGATCATACAAGGAGAATTAAATAATCGTGGGGAGTAGCACGAATACACATGTATTCTTCTTAGTAGTTGACTCAGCTAATAAAAACTACTCCCCTCTACTTCATACCAAAGGAGAACAAGTATGGCAAGGAAACCAAGGCTTCCTGACTCAGAAGACTTCAAGTTATTTTGGCAGTCGTATCCACGTAGAATAGGTAAAGGTGTAGCACGAATAGCATTCATCAATGCCTGTAAGATAGAAGATGCTTCAGTAATTATTGAGGCAGCTCAAAAGTTTCAAATGATTAGCGAGAATACAGAGATAAGATTCATTCCTCATCCTTCAACGTGGCTTAGAGCAGAGCGATGGGAGGATGATCTATCACACTACGATAGCAACAATGACTCACGCCTTAATGACATTCTTAATCAGGGCTGGGATACCAATGTGTTTAGCTTAGAGGACAAACGTAATGACTCAACTTGATTACAGTACACGCACTCAAACCATAGGCAAGTGGCTGCAAGGTGTGCTTAAAAGATACACACCACCAACAGGTATGACTAACGAAACACTGCTACAAGAAATGAAGTTCATTGTTCAAGACATCAACGGAGTCATGCCTTCACAAGTTAATGATGGGTTGGTTGGCCTGTTTCTAGAGCGCACTGATAGACAGGTGCGATCCACTCATGGCACACGCAACTGGCCTCCCGTTAAGGTCTTTGTTAATGCAGCCAAGGCTGCTGGCGATGAGACTACCCGCGCTATTGCAGACAAGGGCACAGACAAATGGGACTTCAATCCCCTTACTGTAGTAGCCAAGAAGGTTGCAGTCAAAGAGCATGTGGCTGTTGATTACTTATACGGCAGACTATCCCAAGGCTTAGTACATACAACACAGGTCACAGAAGATGACCTTGATGAGTACAGGTTTGTTTACGAGACGAGATTGAGAGAGGAGTACGGCGATGACTATGCCGATAAAAAGATTACAGAGCTTACCAATAAGCATCGCGAATTTAACGAAGGTTGGAGCTTTGGGAAGGAGGCTGACTCGTCTGGAAAATCTGGTGGAGATGCAGCTAGATCGGGACGGTGGGAGAAGGCAAGATGCGAGTATATCCCAATGGCGCAGCGAACAAATCATTGTTCTTAATCAACTATTAGGGATAGCTGTTGACACTGCTGCGCGTATGCAGCATAAATAAATCATGGAGAATGGAGAATCACATGAAGAGAACAGGATTTATAGGCGGGTCTGACTGTGTAAAAATTATGCAGGGTGATTGGTATCCCTTATGGGAAATCAAAACAGGCAAGGTACAGAGCGAGGACTTATCAAGTAACCTAGCTGTACGCATGGGTAGCTACACAGAATCATTTAACATCCAATGGTTTGAAGAGAACATGCCAGCAAAAGATGGCAATGATTACCTAGTGCATGGCAATCAATATGAGTACGAGCGCATCATAGATAAGGTACCTATGAAGGGTATGATTGATGGCATGTGCCGCAACTCTATCGTTGAGTGCAAGCACACCAATTCATACAACACTATGGATAAGCTGATTGATTACTACATGCCCCAGCTACAGTGCTATATGGCACTGGCTAAGAAGGATGGTTGCTATCTCTCTGCATTCTTTGGCAACAACAAGTGGGAATGCTCACACGTTGCATGGAGCGAGTCATACTTTAATCT